GGGTAAAATCTCGGTACCGACGAAGTAATCCATTGTAGCACCTTTGAGGTCTACACCACCCTGTTTACCGGCAATAACCTCTTTATAGAGTGGGCTGCACCCGATTCGGGAAATATCGCCCATCCGTTGGAAGATAGAGTTTTTAATATCATTGACTGCTGCGGTAGCGAATCCCGGTATCGGTGTGATTAACCGACGAACCTCAAAATCATCGTCGTCTTCACGTGAAGTGTAACTCTGAAGGTACGTATCACGAAAATTAGTCCCGCCTTCCCACACGTTTCGGAACTTATCCCAATCGAGATAAGTAGCCGCGTACTCAGGATGCACTGAAGACTGAATATTAAAAGAAGGTTTTTCGTCCGGCATTTTGTTTCCTACAGGAAAGTACCAATATCCTGGTTAGTGGTAAAACTTGCCGCCAAGGGTAACGCAATTTCAGCGTAACATCGGGCATGACCGAAATGGTCGGGACCAATATTGACGTAGTGACTCACAGGATTATCGTACCTATCTTTTGTATAACGTCTGACTAAACTCTGGATGTGGTCGATATATTCTTGAGAAGTATTTTGCGGAATACGGATAGTCTTGGTACGAAAACGGTTTAATGCTACGTCTAACCACGAGGTACGATCAACCGTGATGATGTGTGCATCTGGGTCCGGAGCGATGCTAATCGCTTTTTTTTGCTGCCCACGACCATAGAAGCATAATTCAACGTGACCGTAAAACTGACACGCAAATTCGTAGGCCATCCGACGGTCAGGTTGAGCATCAACGACGCACTTAATTACCTGCCACTGACGCATTAGGTCGTGAAGTTCGGAGAAATCAACACATTTCCCCTCAGAGAGCACTTCGCATTCAGCCACCATATTGAGGTCGTTACCCAGTTTCGGAAAACGCCAGGCGTCAATCTCGTAATGTAACCAACGACCTTAATCCACACCCATCGTGATCAGAACATCTTTGGGAGCAGGATCTTCTTTACGTCGTGGGCCAATTACGGCTTTAATTTCAGAATCGGTGATTTTGGTGCCTTCAACAACATGCGGAAGGCCCATCTTACTATTGAAGAATTCCTGTTCGCTGGGCTTATCAATCAACCCCTCGAAGTATTTTCGGGCGATATCCGCCGGTGGGCGGGCAATCGAGTAGAGTTGGTTGATATAGAAACCACGGTCGTCGTGTTTTGAGTTACCGAAAGCCACCCACTCAGCATTATTAACACCAAGCCACTCACGTTTAGTCTCGTGCGGAAGCAAGCCTTTACACTTCGTGCAGATTAGGTGACTGTCTTTGATTCTGGGATCATCTTTGTTATCTGCTGTGACTACGACCGAATCTGGCCAAATTAGCTCACCACGGAACCCACAGCGTGGGCACTTGAAAACATAGTGTTCTTGGGTCGTCCCCTGGAAAACCAGGTTAATTCCACGGTTCGGTACTGTTGGTGTGGATATCTTCCACATTTGCGAATCAGGTTGCCCTGATGTTCGCTCTTCCGCCAACGCAATATTATCTTTATTCATTTCGTCAACCTCGTCCATTGCAATAAAACCGACTGGAATTGACTTCAATCCCGATCGGCTGTTGCTTCCGCGAATATAGAGGTTGGCGGCGCCAGCCCGCTTGTGACCGACATTCTTTACGTTACTGAATAGTTTAGAGAGGTGTGGCGACAGTTCTAAGGCGATATCGAACCTGGCTGCTGAGAATTCCGAAGCGTCCGGAGTTTTGGAAGGGAGGATATAGAGGCAATCGCGATGTTCGATATCAATCTTAAAGAACGTAATGTCTAAAAGAGTCTCGGTGTAACCCATCTGCGCGGCTTTTTGTCCGACATTGATCGTAGCTAGAGAATCATGCATCGCCAACGTCCACGGCGCGGGGCCGGGTCCCCACTTACCAGGGAAGGGCGCTGGCATAATTCTATAATTTTCCGCCCACTTAGATGGAGAAGTGATAGACTGACGCTGGAGGCCACTGGTTATTGTATCTCGGAAAAGATCGCGCAGATCGGACATTATTTAACAACCTGAAGTGCAATTCGCGGTACGGGGAATCATGAAACGTTTCATCGTTACTCCTCTAGGCTCTGTAAGTAGTACCAAAGAAACAGTGAAAAGAGTGATGACATTGTAACCAACGCCATCGTTTTGATTGTAAAATCAAGAATACCATTATACGGTACTATAAAAATGACAGCTACCGCAGACAGCCAATGCGCTAAACAGTACGGGCAACTAAGCAACTTTCTTAACCAGGCAATTCCAATATTATTTCGGACGGGACGGAAGATATACGTCTTACCGATGGTTAAACTTATGGAAGCAATGGCCATTGCGGTGAAGATGAAGTTTATCATTGTATGTCCGCCTGTTACTTGGTGTTTTCTTTCAATTTATCTCTAATTTCTTCAAGAAGCAACTTGATAAGTACTCGGGCCGGCTGTTGCCCTTTTAATTTTATAACTAAGTCCTTACTTTTCACGATGATAATCGTAGGAATCGTCTTGATGTCTAAATTCTTGAAAATATCGGGGTCCTTGTCGGCGTCGTAAACCGTGAACTCGTAGCCCATCTTTTCGAGGCTCTTAATCACTTTACTCTGTTGTTGACATTTAGGACACCAATCGGCGGTGAAGTAATAGTTACCGACCGGCAACTCGGGTTCGGCCGCATACGTGGGAATGGGCCAGATGATTGCAAAAATTACACATAGAGTAATAAAGACTTTGAAGTTTGTCATTTTCACTTTGAGGGTAGGTAGATCCAGATGAAGAAACCGGGAACACTTATCGGCCAGACTACACCAAACAACGCGGAGAGTACGCCCCACACTATAATTTGTTGTTCATGTTTGAATAATCCCATGAACAAGAAAGTCGTGCTCATGGTAATGCCAGCCAACAGGCAGTAAAGTGCGACTAAGATCGTAATTACCATAGTTTGTACGTCTTGGGTTGAAAGCCTTCGAGATCACATATTGCGTAACTATCCGCATATTCTTTCACCATTTGGTGTATGACGTCTTTACCAACCCAAATGGACCCATTTGGTTGTTTGTTGCGTGTAGGTCCCTTGACCCAATTCTCGCCGTGGCTATTCATTAAACAGCCGCCGGGTCGTTTGTGTCGATCGTCTATCCCGACTAGTAGCCAAGCGTGGTACCATGTGCCTTTTGGTTCGCAGAAGCCGTCTTTATCCCGTAAGGCTCCGCTCCAATTGGTTTTACCATCAAAACCTACGCTACTGCCGATGACTACTGGGTACAAATTTCTAATAGCATCTCGGGCTTCTCGCCAGGTAGATACCTTGACAAGTTTACCAACACGGTGCTGACGTCCCGCATTCAACAACCAAGAAGGGATGCCGTCCTCTAATGCGACGGCGTTCATGTAGTCGTAATTCGTGAAATTAAACTTTTGCTCCCCAAGTTCGTATTCTTGGCGAAACAAGGTGCCGAACGTCGCAGCAAAGGTCATCGCCTCTTTAATACTGACCCCACCACCTTTTCGCTTGCCAATGACTTGACGACCACCAATGTGTAGGTACTCGGTGGCAGTCCGCTTGATCCAACTTTTCTTTTGGAGAAGAGCCTGGATAGCCTGAACAAAGTCGATGCCCTGTCCACTGGCCATGCTCGTGCAATCCGAACCCTGCTGTAGGTATGACGGGTATGACTTCTTAAGGATCTTCTCAATGTACTTGTATAACAAAACAACTCTACCGGCCCCTGAACGTAGATTTGGGTAGACGCTGGAAAGCGTCGGTTCAAGGGACGGTAGAGTTGGGGGTGTCCAGCCGTAATTTCTTACGGTGTCACCCCCGATGGGGAAGAGAATAGCAGAAGTTTTCAGAAAATCTCTACGTTTCATGCTTTCTCAAGGGCTACGGCCATGTTTTTCCACATCGTGCTGTGATCAGCGATGGTCGCTGGAGGATTAGCCTCCAGATACTCTTGGAATCGTTGCAGGAATGGCTTCCAGGTTCCAAGACGGTCACCCAGAGCAGCGGTATTGGCGCGGGCAGTTGCCATTATTACGCCGTCAACTGTGTCAAAGACTCCGCTGTCAATCGTCCCCGCGACGATCTTGAAGCTTTGAGCAAGCTCCTTTGCTCCCGCCTTGTCGGAAGGTAACCACGTCTTGACTTCCTGCTCAAACGGAGTCAAGGTGTTAATGACTTTGTCACTACCATGCTTCAATTCTAGTATTTTGCACGTAAGGTGCTTACCGCGTCGGGCGACCACAATGATTGTGTAATCAATGGACTGACCCGAGGCGAAGAGTGCTATGTTTCCTTGGACCTTGAAGTTCTCAGTCGCCGGGAAGATTTTCCAAATTAACTCATCAGCCTTGGAGGCAGATGCATCTAAG